AACTTAATAACCATGACAAGTTCAGATTCTAAAAGGCTCTGGAGAAGAGCTNTNAAAGAGCACTTCAAATGTACATGTGTTTATTGCGGAGAAACTTATGATTTTAATCAACTTACACTCGATCATGTCAAACCTCGTAGCAAAGGTGGGCAGGATCTTACGAAGAATGTTGTTTGCGCGTGCAGACGATGTAATCAAGACAAAGGTAGTAGCAATTGGCTCGGATGGATGCGAAAAGTATTTGGAATACAACCATTGCGAGAACTAATCATTCATCAACACATTAAATAAAATGTCAAGAACAAATAACCTTAAGGTTAGAAAAGAAAAAAAGGTTAAGGTTAAACCTGTTGTTAAAGACCCAAGACCTAAACAATCTGACATTGGAAAAAAATACAAAAATTATGGCGAGTTTAGACAAGCCGTTCTAGCTTGGAAAAAAAGAAACGATAAACCTAGTGTTCGTAAAGACCCATTTGAACGTAAGCACGGTACAAAATCTGAACTTTCTAAGAAGAATGAAGCTAATCAAAAAGTAGAAGAGTACGTACAAAAAATGAAAGGTGATAAACCTATTAGAAAAGTTGATTACCCTTCAAAAACTGTAGAAAAGCCTAAAAATGTATCCAACGAAGAAAACAAAAAAGACAACCAAAACAACGAAAAAAAAGTAGTTAACAATAATAAATTAAAAATTAAACCAACTACTAAAGGTGGACCAGTTAAATCTGGTGTTGAATACGCAAGATCTAAAGGTGATGACCTAGCTGGATTTAGAAGAACTAAAGATACACGTATTACTAAGAAACTTAAAAAAGCTGGATTTACTGAAGACCGTTTAGCAAAGCTTAGAAAAGATCACGCTGAATTTAAAGCGAACAGAAAGAAAAAGAAAAAAAAGAAAAGTTAACTAACCGCCCCGCAAGGGGCTTTTTTAATGGCAAATCCTACGAATAAGGCATTAAGCATGTTGCTTAGTGGTGCGAAAAATGGCAATGGAAATGGGCTTAAAAAAATCCGTGACGTACCTAACTACCAAGATACTGTTGCATATAGCAAAATAAACGAGGGGCTAAGTCAACAAGATTGGACTCTAGACGAAAATAACTTCTTAAATCTAGATACTGATGCCAAGGTAAAACTTCATCAACACATGTTGTATGAGTCTGGAACTGTAACGACTAAAGGTAATCTTTGGTATAACGATCAGCCTTGGATGGAGAATGTTCCATCACTAGGTAAAGTCAACAAAAAAGGTAAGCCTAGTCATGTAAAAGCAAAACAATCTTTTAAAAAAATAAAAGACCCTAGTGAAATAGGTTATAACGACGACAAACGCTATGCGAAAACTCAAGCTAAACAAGCAGAAGACAGAGCTTTTAATCTAGAAGAAGGTACAACTGGTTATGACGAAGTGCATTTACGACTAGCTGAACTGAAACCTCTTTTACAAGAAGTAATTCCGAACTACAACGAGCTTGATATGTTCATTGAATTAAAGAACACTAATAAAAGACAGGTTAAAGACAGATTAGACCTAATTAAGCAGTGGAATAAAGATTTAAAAGAGTATGAAGGTGTGACAGAGAAAACTGAGTTTTATTCTGCCGGACATGCTTCTTCAAGAGCAAAAGGTGGACCAGCAGTTGCAAGTAATTATGGTTTTCCAGAAACACAAGCTCAAAACTTTAAGACACAAAACAAAGAAGATTTACCTAAATGGGTCCTTGAAGAAATTGGTGTAGATACATCATGGACAATGTGGGTTGATAGGTTTTTATCTAATAAATATGGTTTAGGTCTTATAAAGAAAACTGAAGCTCAAAAATTTTTATCTGAGTTTGACAAGCTAGATATTCTCAATAGAAAGGTTAATTGGACGACTGCTCTACAGGCTCGTATAAACGATCTGAACAACGCTTACTAAATTTATCCACATTCGTACATGAAAGACGTTTTAACGTCCTTACAGGGCGATTTCAAGCTGTTTCTGCAAGCATTATGGGACCAGCTTGATCTCCCTTCACCAACTAGGGCGCAATATGCCATTGCAGACTACTTACAACACGGACCTAAACGTCTACAGATCCAAGCCTTCCGAGGAGTCGGAAAAAGTTGGATTACTGGAGCGTTTGTGTTGTGGACACTCTTCAATGACCCAGAAAAGAAAATAATGATAATTTCTGCTTCTAAGGAGAGAGCAGACAACATGAGTATCTTCTTACAGAAACTAATTATCGAAACACCATGGTTAAGTCACCTACAACCAAAGAGCGACGACGCAAGATGGTCAAGGATTTCCTTCGACGTTCTTTGCTCACCTCATCAGGCTCCATCAGTCAAAAGTGTTGGTATTACTGGTCAGTTAACGGGAAGCAGAGCAGACCTGATGATTCTGGACGACATAGAAGTTCCCGGAAACAGTATGACGGAGTTGATGCGTGAAAAGCTTCTTCAACTCTGCACCGAAGCAGAATCAATCCTTACGCCGAAAGACGATAGCCGTATTATGTATCTCGGGACTCCTCAGACTACTTTTACTGTTTATCGTAAGTTGGCAGAGCGGAATTACAGACCGTTTGTTTGGACAGCACGATACCCAAGAAATAATACACAATACGAAGGCAAAATAGCTCCACAGCTACAAGAAGACATAGATAACGGAGCTAATCCTTGGCAACCTACAGACGACAGATTTACAGATGATGACCTCGTTGAAAGAGAAGCGTCCATGGGACGTAGCAACTTTATGTTGCAGTTTATGTTGGACACAAGTCTGTCAGATGCTGAGAAGTTTCCTCTCAAAATGGCTGACCTTATTGTTGCCAGCGTTAATCCTACTGAAGCACCCGACAATGTCGTATGGTGCTCAGATCCAAGAAATGTTCTTAAAGACTTACCCACAGTCGGTCTACCGGGAGATTATTTCTACTCACCCATGGCTTTACAAGGTGAATGGACTGAATATTCTGAAACCATCTGCTCAGTCGACCCCTCGGGTAGAGGAGCCGACGAAACAGCCGCCTGCTTTATCTCGCAAAAGAATGGCTTATTATATGTACATGAAATGCGTGCCTATAGAGATGGGTATTCAGATGCGACCCTGCTAGACATACTAAAAGGCTGTAAAAAATACAATGTAAGTACATTAGTTATCGAATCTAACTTCGGTGACGGCATAGTAGCTGAACTGTTTAAGAAACACCTAATACAAACTAAACAACGAATACTTGTAGAAGAAGTAAGAGCTAATGTTAGAAAAGAAGACAGGATTATTGATACTCTCGAGCCTGTGCTTAACCAGCACCGTCTTATTATTAACCGTTCTGTCATCGAATGGGACTATAACTCCAACAGAGAAGCAGCACCTGAACAAAGGCTTCTATACATGCTGTTCTACCAAATGAGTAGGATGTGTAGAGAGAAGTATGCAGTTAAACATGACGATAGGTTAGATGCGTTAGCGCAGGGAGTGAAATACTACATAGATGCACTCTCTATCTCCGCTAAACATCAGATAGATCTAAAGAAACAAGAAGAGTGGGATGACATGATACAAGGTTTCCTTGATGACCCCCAAGCTTCAGCTAATCATATGGCGTTAAATCTAGATATACATCAAAGACAAGAAGCTAGAGGTAAGGCTAGTGGAAAGTCAACCCCTCGCTGGGTTTAGAGCAAGGGACACCTATTAGGGGAGAGAAGGGTGGACTCTCCCTCACTAATACATACTGTTAGCTGGATATTCCTTATCAATATCACCTCTACCTACTTACGTTAACTTATATGGAAAGTAAATTACATATAAACCATTTTAAAGAACTATATAAGAGTCTGAAGACTCCTTTCCCACCCTTAAACTGGTTAATACTTGGAATGTTGGTGGGGTTAGAACAGAGATGGGTACATCTCAAAGCACAGCAAACTGTAGATATAGCGATAGAAGAGTACCACGAAAAGATGGATGAACTAGACGAGAAAGTCTACAAAGCAGTTATAGAAGAGACAGAGGATGGTGGTTTTACCATCGGTTACTTCCCAGAGAAAGATGAATAATATTGGATTAGAAGTACTATTCTGGACGATACTCACAATGTATGTCCTCACCCGTATAGGAGTTTTTAAATGAAGCTGTTCTTAGATACAGCAAATGTAAAAGAGATAAACGAAAGACTAGAAACTGGAGTTATCTCAGGGATTACCACCAACCCTACGCTGATTAAGAAGAGTGGTAGAGAACCTGATGATGTTTATGCTGACCTTATTAGAGATATAGGTATTACTGACCTTTCAATAGAGGTAGATGGACATGATGCAGAAACATTAATACAAAATGGTATTAAGTACGGAAAGTTGTGGATACATGAAGCAACTATTAAACTGCCTTGTACTGTAGAAGGTATAAAAGCTTGTAAAACTCTTACTTATATGGGTTTACGAGTAAATATGACCTTAGTGTTTAGTGTTAGTCAAGCAATACTATGTTCATTAGNAGGAGCAACTTATGTGTCTCCTTTTGTTGGACGTTTAGACGACAACGGACATGATGGTATTGGTTTGATTAGAGATATTGCTAAAGTGTTTTGTCATAACAGATCAGAGACAAAGATACTAGCTGCAAGTATTAGAGATGCTGCCACAGTAGGTAAAGCGTTTCAAGCAGGAGCACATATTTGTACGATTCCAACGAAGGTGTTTGACGATATGTTTAAGCATGTTTTGACGGATAAAGGTTTGTTTCAATTTATGCTTGATAGTGGACAGATCTCTTAAATTTTGGCATAAATTTCTGAGGAGTATTATATAGACGACGTGGAACGGACGTACCCCCCAGTGGGGGTCTCTTTCTAACGAGGGCGCGCATGCGTTAATTGATCGCGCGAAACAAGACTTTCGCGGCATGCGTGAGGACAACGGATTAGTAGTCCGTCGGCAACCTAGTGATACCAAGGGATCCGCTCGCTTCGCTCGCTCCCTAACCGACGAGGTGCCGAGGATTGAACCATATCACGCGATACAAAACATTCGCGACATAGGCGCACGCGGTTAAACTGAACGCGAGCATGAGAGCTGAGTTTCAAGCG